AGAATGCAATTGAGTGGAGTAAGTTTCAAAATGGAATATGACCGACATCATTATAGAGAAGTTCAATTCAATATCAAATAAGATACACTGTGAGCCAGCAATTGGCCAAGAATTGAGTGATTATTTTACGTTTCAATCACCTGGAGCAAGATTCCACCCACTAGTAAAGGCGAAGAAGTGGGATGGAAAGATACGGTTATATCATACAGCTACGCAGTTAATCTATGGTGGGCTCAATCATTATATTGAGACATTTGCAGAAGAGAGAAGTTATTCAGTAGGATATCTGTCAGATTTTACTGATGAGCAGTTTACGGAAGAAGATGCTAAGGCATTCTGTGATAAGCTGCAACTGACAATGGAAGTGCGGGACTATCAATTAAAGACATTTGTCCACGCAGTTCAAAAGAAGAGAACACTATTCCTATCGCCAACATCATCAGGCAAGTCATTTATGATCTTCCTGACGCTGATGTATACATTGATGAAGACTAATGGTAGAGCGCTTGTTGTTGTTCCTACTACATCACTCGTCCATCAGATGGTATCGGACTTCCAATCATACACAACAATCGATCTTAGTAAGATGTGCCAAAAGATCATGGAAGGATTCTCCACTGACGTGAAGGCGAGAATCGTTGTATCAACATGGCAATCAATCTATAAGATGCCACGCAAGTGGTTTGATCCATTCAAGGTCGTCGTTGGAGATGAAGCACACAACTTCAAAGCAAAGAGCCTGACAACGATTCTCAGCAAGATGCCAGATTGCGACTATCGCTACGGTTATACAGGTACGCTTGATGGCACACATACACATAGACTTGTGTTAGAGGGTGTATTCGGCCCTGTAGTTCGTTTTATCACGACTGCTGAGTTGATAGAGCAAGGGTATGCTTCGAACCTCAGTATCAATTGCATTGTATTGAAACATACTGACGAACATCGTCAGCTAATGAAGAAAGCACAGTATAAAGATGAGATTGCATGGATCGTTCAGCATAGAGCGAGAAACATTTTCATACGCAATCTTGCATTGAATCTAAAGGGCAATACATTAATACTGTTTCAATTCGTTGAAAAGCACGGCGACGTCCTGTATGATTTACTCAAGGATCAGCCGAACGTATACTACATACATGGAGATGTTGATGTAGAAGTACGTGAGCGGGTCAGAGCTATTGTTGAGATGCAGAACGATGCTATCATTATTGCATCATATGGTACATTCTCAACAGGCGTCAATATTAAGAACCTACACAACGTTATATTCGCTAGTCCTTCTAAGTCGCGTATCAGAACGCTGCAATCGATCGGCCGCAGTCTGCGTAAGAGCAATACGAAGTCCGATGCTACGCTATACGATATCGCAGATGATCTGACATGGAAGTCCTGGAAGAACCATACAATTAAACACTTTGCAGAACGTGTAAAGATCTATGGTGAAGAAAAGTTTGAATATAAGATACACATGATTCCGCTGAAAGGATAAAATGGCTTTAATGCTTGTCAAGCTAGCTAATGGAGCAGAGTTGCTTGGAGATGTAAGAAAGACAACATCTGGTGTTAGCATCACTGATCCATTGCAAATCAACTACAAGTTTGTATCGTTCCAACCGATGCCAACAGTCAGTGTTAGCCGGTATATGCCATTTGCTGCAGAACCAACATTCACGTTTTTTCTAGATCAAGTCGTCCACATGGTAGAGCCTAAACCGACGATGGCAGAATACTACATCCACGCTCTTGCCAACTACAAGGAAGAGATTGACGATCATATCGATAATGAGTTGATGGGCGTAGTCGGTAGATCGTCTGTCAGAAAAGCAACAAATAAAGAAGAGCTCTATACGGCACTTTTAGAAAGAATGGACACAGAAGGTCCCGCAAACTGAGCATTTAGTGTTGACCCTACCCCTGCAGGTACGTATAGTGGTACGTTGGTATGGAACATAGGAGAAATAATGGCTACCCATTATGTTGACAATAAAGAATTATATCGAGTGATGGTCGATTTTAGACAGGCATCACTCGACGCAAAAGCAAATGGCACTGATAGACCGCGTATTCCTAATTACGTCGGTGAATGTATATTAATGATTGCAAACAGGCTATCCACGAAGCCTAACTTTGTAAATTACTCATACAGAGAAGAGATGATCTCTGATGGCATAGAGAATTGTATATGCTACATTGACAACTTCGATCCTCTCAAGTCTACCAACCCATTTGCATACTTTACACAAATCATTTACTACGCGTTCCTGCGTAGAATCTTAAAAGAGAAGAAACAGACATACATCAAGCATAAGACGTTAGAAAACTCTATGCTACTCAATGAATTGTATGAGCAAGGTGAATTCAGCGAACAAGAATTTACACCAACGCATATCGATCTCGATAATGATAATATGTTTGACTTCATCAAGTCATTTGAAGACAATCTGCTTTCGAAGAAAAAGAAACGTGCTAAAAAGGGCGTAGAAAAGTTCATTGAAGAAGACGTCCTTTCTGAAAATGAAGTACGCGAAGTCGACGATATGACTGAAGCCGATATTGATACTGATAACTTAGACGAGTAATTATGAAAGTTTGTTTGCTAGGCGATACGCATATAGGTGCGCGCAATGATAGTTTAAACTTCCACGAATTTTTCAAGAAGTTCTATGATGAAGTCTTCTTTCCATACCTCCGTGAGCATAATATCACCAACGTTATTCAGCTTGGTGATATGTTCGATCGTCGCAAATATATCAACTTCCAGTCATTGAAGCATGGTCGTGAGTATTTGCTCGATCCGCTGAACGAACTTACTACGTATGCGTTGGTCGGCAATCACGACACGTACTACAAGAATACAAACGCTGTCAATTCGCTAGACTTATTGTTGCGTGGATATGACAACATCCAAGTGATCAACTCACCTACTGAGATATCATTTGAGGACAAGAAGTTTTTGTTGGTGCCGTGGATCAGCCCTGAGAATGAACAGGAATGTATCGACGCAATTATGAACACCAACGCCGATGCTGTTGTTGGACATTTCGAGATCACTGGCTTCGAAATGTACAGAGGAACGCTATGCGATGAAGGTTTAGATGTTAGTATCTTCCGTCGTCCGCCAATGGTGTTATCCGGGCACTTCCACCACAGATCGCAAAATGGTAATGTCCATTACCTAGGCACACCATATGAAATGACGTGGTCCGATCACGGCGATATCAAAGGATTTCACATCTACGATACGGACACTGGTGAGTTGGAATTCATCCCCAATCCATTCACGATGTTCCATAAGATCCTGTATGACGATACAGACAAGACTATGGAAGAAGTTGTCAACATCGACTATGATTCGTTCAAGGGAACGGTCATAAAGCTAATCGTTAGGAATAAGAACAACACTGCATGGTTCGATCTTATGATTGATAAGTTGGAGAAGGCTGGCGTTAGCGATATTCAAGTTGTCGAAGATCACTTCCACATGGACCTCGAAGCAGATGATGATATTATCAATGAGGCTGAAGATACGCTGACGATCCTGACCAAATATATCGATGGTTTGCAACTGCAGAGCGATAGACAAAGATTGGATACGTTAATGCAAAACCTATACCACGAGGCACTGAGTACTGAATGAAGTTTTTGATTACTGGACATGAAGGGTTTATTGGTCGCAACGTCTTTAACCACTTCTCCAAAAAATATGAGTGCGTAGGATTAGATATCAAGTCTGGCAACGATATTACTAATTGCGAGTTGCCAGAATGCGATGTGGTGATCCATCTTGCTGGATTGCCTGGTGTTAGGCAGAGTAAGGAAATCCCTAACGAGTATTGGCATAACAACGTTGTCGGAAGTCAGCGAATATTCGATCACGCAGAACGCATCGGAGCAAAGGTGCTGTACGCGTCTAGTTCTTCCGTAAAGGAGTGGTACAACAATCCATATGCCATGACAAAGAGGGTGGTGGAAATGCTTGCTCCTCCGCGCGCATTAGGGATGAGATTCCATACAGTATATGGACCAAACTCGAGACCAGATATGATGTATGACATGCTGCTGAAAAACAAAGCAAAGTATGTTACAAACCATATGAGAGACTTTACACACGTAGATGATGTTGTTTCTGCAATCGAGATCTTATATAATAACGGGATATGTGGTGTTGTAGATGTAGGTTCTCGTAACCCTGTCTCTATTATCGAATTGTCGTATGCGGCTGGACGCTCGTTGCCGCTGAAAGCTGTCGAAGGCGAGGCGTACATTACAAGCGCCAACAATACATTATTGGCTTCGCTCGGATGGGCTCCGACGAAGCATGTTTTAACTGAAATGCGTAATGATATATTTTAAGACTATACGTTGGAAAAACTTACTCAGCACAGGTAATGTATTTACTGAAATACAATTCGATAAGCATAAGACAACTCTGATTGTTGGTGAGAATGGTGCTGGTAAATCGACAATGCTCGATGCGCTGTCGTTTGCAATGTACGGCAAACCATTCCGTAAGATCAATAAGAATCAGTTGATCAATACCGTCAACGGTAAAGGTGCTGTCGTAGAGTTAGAATTCCTGATCGGCAAGAAAGAATATAAGATCGTCCGTGGTATCAAGCCAAATGTGTTTGATATCTACGCTGACGGTAATCTGATTGATCAGAACGCTGATGCAAAAGAATATCAAGCGATGCTTGAGACACAAATCTTGAAGCTCAATCAGAAATCATTTGCGCAGATCGTTATCTTGGGTAGCGCATCGTTTGTTCCATTCATGCAATTGCAGACGGCACATCGAAGAGAGATCATCGAGGACTTGTTGGATATCGGCATCTTCTCGACGATGAATAGTTTACTGAAAGACAAAGTCGCTCTAAACAAGATCAAGATGTCTGATGCTGACAATGCAATCAGATCAAATGCTGATAAGATTGAGATGTACAACAAACACATTGCAGTCCTCAAGCAAAACAATGATGACTTGATTGAACAAAAGCGCCAGCAGTCTGCTAAACTGGTTGAGGATATCAACAATGCTAATGACACAATCACAAAGATCAATGGCGAAATCGAAACGCTCAGTGGGGATATTGCTGATCAAGACAAAGTACGGAAGAAACTGGAAACGATCCGATCGATGTCAGCAAAAGTGGATCACCGACTTGAGAAGATCAAGAAGGACATCGAATTTTTCGATGCCCATGATGACTGCCCCACTTGTCGTCAAGGAATCGCACATGAACACAAGGCCGAGATTCTTGAAAAAGGTAATTCTCAGATTTCTGAAATTGAACAAGGTAAACAGCAGATTGCAGGAGAACTGGATAGTATCAATACCAGACTCGCCGAGATCTCAGCAGTATCCTCTACAATATCTACTAAGAATAGGGAAGTATCAGACCTTCTCATACAAATCCGCACTTGGACTAATTTTGTAAAGGGGATCGACCAAGAGATCGAAAAGCTAAGCAATAATTCGAAGCAGATTGATTCTAACGTCGATGAGATCAATGGTTATAAAGAGTCGTTGAAAACAGCTATTGCAGCTAAAGAAGAGTTGTCTAAAGATAAGGCAACATTCGACGTAGCGAGTGTGTTGTTGAAAGATACAGGGATTAAAACAAAGATTATCAAGCAGTATGTTCCTGTGATCAATAAACTGATCAACAAGTATCTCGCTGCGATGGACTTTTTTGTTAATTTTGAGTTGAATGAAAGTTTTGAAGAAACGATTAAGTCTAGGTTCCGCGATGAATTTACATACGACTCTTTCAGCGAAGGAGAAC